TTCACCCTTAATACATGGCAACACGTAGCCGTAACAAGAGCGGGAAACCTTTTGTATTTCTTTTTAAACGGAACAATCATGGGCAATAGCGGCGGATACTCATTCACGCGGGACCTAACGAGCACTTCCACTGTTTCTGTAGCTCATCCCTATGGCTACGCTCCTGGCACTCAAAATGCTTATAGATTCAACGGCTACATCGACGACTTCCGCATCACCAAAGGCGTCGCCCGTTACACATCTAACTTCACCCCACCGACCGCCCCGTTCCCTGATGCTTAACGTGAACGAGCGCCCGTTCCCTGCGGTAACTTAAATGACTACTAGGCGCGAACAAATCCTGGCGCAGATTGCCACGACACTGGCCAGCACCGCTGGCGTTAATGGGAGGGTGTACAGGTCAAGAGTGACAGCGGCTGCAAGGGCTGAGACTCCAATGATCGTCATCGAGCCAGTGAATGACGTTGCGCAGCAGCAAACATCACTACCAAAGCTTGACTGGACAATGCGCGTAAGGGTCGTCGTAATTACTCGATCCACGACTCCCTATACAGATGCTGATCCCGTAATCGAATCAATGCACTCGCTGCTGATGGCGGATTTGACCCTGGGTGGATTAGCTATTGATGTTCAACCTGTGATCACAAATTTTGATTTTCTCGATGCAGATCAACCTGCTGGGGTGTTTCCCAATGAGTACGACGTTAAATACAGGACATCAGTAGCAGACCTTACTTCTTACTAAGGTTTAAGCAGTCGCAAGGATTACGATGAAAGACGAGTACAGCGGTCAAGGTGGGTCGTATTTAATCGATCCAGAAACCGGAAAACGCACTCTGATCAAGCGAACACTTCCCGCCGACCCCCCACAAGAAAATGGCACCACTTCTTCTACGGAAACGACTAATCCTGGTGGAACTAGAGTCCAGCTACGGAGTCGATCCGACTCCAACCGGAACCGACGCGGTTTTGGTGAGGGACTTGAACATCACTCCACAGCAGAGTGATGTCGTTAATCGCGATCTGATCCGTCCTTATTTGGGCGCTTCTGAGCAGCTGCTTGCCAACACTCGCGTTGAGTGTACTTTTAGTGTTGAGCTTGCTGGCTCTGGCACTGCTGGCACTGCTCCGCAGTACGGCAAGGCACTGCAGGCTTGTGGCCTTAGTGAAACTGTTGCTGCTGGTACTTCGGTGACGTATGCGCCAGTTAGCTCATCATTCAGTTCAGTCACTATCCACTACAACATTGATGGTGTTCGCCACAAGGTGACTGGTGCCAGAGGAACATTTACTCTGAACACCTCTGTGGGCGAGATTCCCTCCATCGATTTCACGATGACGGGTATCTACAACGCTCCTGATGATTCAGCATTGCCGAGCGTTACTTACGCAAACCAGGCAACACCGCTGATCTTCAAGAACGGCAACACAGACACCTTCTCGCTTCTTGGCTACGCAGGCTGCCTGCAGTCGTTGAGCATGGACATCGGCAACACGGTCGTGTATCGCGAGTTGATCGGTTGCGACAAAGAAGTTCTTATTACTGATCGCAATGCAAGCGGTAGCGTAAGTATCGAGATGGTCTCAATCGCAACGAAGGATTACTTCACCGCTGCATTGACTGACAGCACGCTGGGCGACTTGACGTTCCAACACGGCACCACTGCTGGGAACATCGTTGATTTTGCTAGCACCCAAGTCGATATTGGAGACGTGAGCTACGGGGATCAAGACGGCATTGCGATGCTGAACATCCCATACACCGCGATTCCATCAACAGCGGGCAATGACGAGTTCAGTTTGGTGTACACTTGATTTGAGGGAGCCAAGCCCTCTGGAGAAAAGCGCAATGGCCGTGCTGGGGAGCACGGCCATTTTTATTGCTGTAAGCTAATTGCAGTTAAATTCACTCAATGGCATTCGTTCGGAAAAAGGTCAAAACTTTTAAGTGGCCTGTAACCGTGGAAGAGCCTGCTGATGGCGGAGTCTTCGATGAATCCACTTTTGACGCAGTGTTCAAGCGCGTACCGCGTTCTGAGTTCCAGAAGCTTGCAGACAAGGGTGATCTTGACTTGCTCAAAGCAGTCATGACCGGATGGGAGGGAATTGAAGACGAAGACGGCAAACCGTTGCCGTTCTCCCAGGTAGCAATGAAAGAATTTGCCGATGATCCGTATTGGATTCGTGGTGTCTTGAAGGCATACACCGTAACTTTTGAAGGCGCAAAACTGGGAAACTAAAAGATGCCGTCAAGTATTGGGCGAATAGCGGCAAAAGGATAGAGGACAAAAGTGGTGATGACGCAGCGGCATTTGGATTGAAGCCGCAGCGTCAAGCCGCTCCTGAAGAGGAGCACTTTGAGGTGTGGGAAGAGAATTGGGATGCGTTGATAATGTTCCTGCGAATGCAGACGCAGTGGACTGTCACGATGGGAGGTTACGTTGGATTGAAATATGAGGTGTTGCTAGGTGCGTCAGGACTGATGTCCCTTTATGATGTAGAGAATCCCCGTGAGATGCTGGAGAGCCTTCAAGTAATGGAAGCCGCTGCACTCTCTGAGCTGAACAAGAAAGATGGCAAGTAAGAAAGTTCAGCCTATTGATATAAAACTTGACATTAAGGGCGGGGAACAGCTTGGCAAACTGAGCAGCGCATTTCGCGACCTTGGAAAGACTGTTGGTCAAACGGATGTCGGGCTGGAGGAAGCTCGTAAAAGTATTATTGAGTATGGCAAAACAGCCAATCAAAGCGAGGCTTTAATTCGCGGCCAAATCAAGGCGTTTGAAGGACTGCAAAAGCAGGCAAAACTGGGCGGAAAAGTTTTCACTCAGCTTGAGAGTGACATTAAATCACTTGGCGGCGTTTTGTATGGTGCCTCTGCTGCTGCCGAGGCAAAGCGAAAATCACTGGTTGATCTTGGGTCTTCTGCGAAAGCAACAACCGCACAGATCCAAAACGCTATCAAGGCGCTAACTGTCCTTAGAAATGAGACCCGACTGGATTCTGAAGCCTTTAACGCTTTTGGCCAAAGCATTGAGAGGCTTGCGGAAAAGCTTGAAAAGGCGAAACAAGAAGCTCAGGATTTTGCAAACGCTCAAGCGCGTTCTGGGAGGGCTATCAGTGCATCCTCTGGCGCGGCCAAGCAGCAGATCAAAGACTTGGATCTTGTCACTCAGGCGCTTCGCGAGCAGCGCGAAGAGCTGGGCAGGCTTGAAGGCGAAGCGAAAGTTCGCCGAGGAGTTGCTGATCTGGCCGAGCGAGGAGCAACTTCCAGTAGCAGAAGAAGCTACGAGCAGGCGCTTGCGGAAAGCGTTCTTTCTGGCAAGTCATTAAAAGACCTTCTTGCGACAAAAGACATCAGGGCAGCCCTGGCAGAAGTTGAGCTGCAAATTGCAGAATTTCAAAAACAAGTTGAAATCAAGCTATCTCGCGGTTTGCAGATTTCTTTTCAGGAAACCTCAAGAGCTGCTAGGGAATCTGCTCGTGCAATGGCCGCTGCATTTGCAGATCCAGAATTACTTGGGTTGCTTGATCGTCTTGATCAAAGGATTGGCGAATTACCGAATACGACGGCGGGCTTTAATCAGCGCCTTCGAGAGCTTCAGCAGCAGCTTGTCAATACGGCCCGCGATTCTGCTGCCTATGTCTTGGCTTCGCTTAAAATTGCTCAAGTCCAACGCGAAGCATCTGCCGCGACTCAAGGGCTAGGCGCTGCATTAGTTAATGACTTAGCTAGTGGCGCTGCAGTAAGGGATCAGAAAAATCTGCGTGAAGCTATTGGTCAGCTTCAGGCTGAGATGAATGAGTTGAATACAGAGACAGCCGAGGGTTCGTCTAAGTATGCAGAAAACGCAAGGCAAGTTAATAATTTACAGAAACAATTAGACGGAATTGCGGGCAGTTATCGCAATGTCACTGACATGGCGAGGCAGGCTTCTACTGCTCAAGGCGTTTATGCGAACACTTCTGTAGCCAGCAACTATCTTCGCCGGGGGATCGTTAGGCAGCAAGAGGCAGCAAGAGCTGAACTGGGGGCAGCCGTTAGAGCAGGGGTAGCTTCAACGCAACTAGCGTTACCTGCTGCAGGCCAGACCACAGCTCCAGGTACTGGACTAGAAAGAAGCGGCAGGGCAGAGCCTTTAATTCCTGAATACAGAAGAGGCACGGCTGCTCTTAAAGGATACCTTGGCGACACGCAAGCCTATAGCAGTGTACGGCAAATCGGGCCGGAGCTCCCCCCGGGATTTGCGGAAAAACTTAGACGGCGCAATATATCAGAGATTGAATCGCTTAGGAAATTAAACGAAG